GGCATTGTTGCGATTGCCGCCACGGAACGGGAGCCACTTAACGCCAGACCCTTTTGACTACCTTCCTTTTCTTTGTGACTGTCGGTTTTTGGCAGCCTCATGATTCATCCATTGCATCCACTTGCCCAGGTAATTGCCGATTTCAGTGGTGTGGCGTGACCATACTTCGTACTGCTTGAAAGGCAGGAATTCCAGGTCATGCGAGAGCCGCACAAGCGAGCGCAGCAAGTCCAGCTCTGCGTCCAGATCCTGCATGGTCGTCTTTTTGTAATAGCGGCGATTGCACACAATCACCAGGCGCAAAATGGTGTACATGCACTGCCGTATTTCGGCGGACAGAACGTGCTTTTCAGATTTTGGAAATTGACGCAAAGCGGCATAGCCGTAATGGATCATCTGCTCAACTTTGAGTCTGATCTGTAGATCTTCTTGCTGCATTGTTAAGGCCTAATACGCCCCGCTATCGCAGGGCAAGCGGATGACTGATGTGCGGATTACAGATTGCGAAAGCGGGGCGAAACCCGAGAGGCGAGCTCGAACGCGCGCGGACGTAGGTGAGGTGCAACGCGCCCAGGCCGGCATCGCCGGCAGTGCTGCGGTGGCCGCCACGGAACGGGAGCCGTTCCCCTGTGAGCGTCGTGTAGAGTCTGCCAGTTGGGTCATTGATACCTTTCGGGACTATGCCGGCTCTCTTTAAAAGCTCACTCGCGCCGGTGGTGTCCATTGACGCCCACGTTCGGTTGCCTGGCATATCAAAGCCGCTGTCGGTGTAGGCTGATTCAGCAACAATCTCGTTGTCTGGTGACAGCAGGATGCGGCCATCAACCATTTTAAAGCCCGACATCCACTCAAAGACGTTGCCCACAAGATCCGATATGCCTGACATAGTGCCGTCATGGCGCCAGCCTGCAGGGCCTGAGCCAAGCAATATGTTGCCGATGCCGCCGCTATCACCGGGCGCGTCCGTTATCTTGCAGGGTGCCGGTTTCATATCGCGAGTCATGGTGACGACCGTAATTGGTATTTCCGCGCGGTTCAAAGCCGTTGGCCATACACCAGTGCATAATAGCTGCCCAATCCCAGTGGGTTTGTAGATCAAAGCCGGGGCCGCACGCTTGGCACGCGGCACGGGCATTGTCGTAGCTGATGCTGTAGCCGGCAGGGATGCCTGGCTGGCTTACCCCTTCGCCATTCAGCACCGCGCCGGCGTATGCGCCAACCCATATTTCAGCATCGTATTCTGCACCGAATTTGAAGGACTCAAGCACGCCAGTACCAAATCTCGCCGCCCGGTGCTGCGTCTTCGCAGTTGAATTTTGGGATGCGCACGAAATAACTGGGTTGGTTTTTCGCGGTGTAGAAAACGGACATTTTGCCGCCGCTTGCGGCTTCGACTGAACGGCGCAGGCCGTCGATCAGCGCAGGGGCTTGCTTGATCGCGTCGTCAACTGTATCAAGTCCAGACACTTGAGATGCTTGGTTTTTATACCTCATTGCTGCGGCGGCGGAACTTGAAGCGCTGGAGGCGGAAGCCGATGCCGAGCTTATTGCGTTGGCAGCTTCTGACTCAATGCTTTTCCAGGTTTTTTCGAGATTTTTCGAGCCTGTCCAAAAATGTGGGAGTTTCGCCGTTCACTGCTGAATCAAGCGCCTTTGCGTTATCGTCCAAATCTTCGCCCAGAATTGGAGGGAACTGGGTTGCCTGTATTAAACGCCATCTGCTGGCCACTCCTGTAGTGCGTTGTCTAAGTGTTCGAATATGTTTAGGGCCTGAGCTAGAGCTGCGCCGCGCTCGTAAGTCAGCGTAGCGGTAGCGCCGCGGCCAAGCCGAACATCTGGATTGAACGAGCTGTTCACGTAGCCTGTTAAGGCCTCGCTGTACCCATCCTTTTTTAGCGCGAACCATGGCGTTTTCGCCGGAGTAGAGCATTGGCGCGCCTTGCTTAAAGGTGCCGGCGACGAAATAGCGGCCGCCAGAGTCAAGAAAATAGGCCAGATCCACCCTTATTTTTGCTATCTCAGAGACTTTCGCGGTCATTCTTGCGTTGGTCCCAACCAGTAAGCCGGAAGGCTCTTTTGTTACTGAGTCGTGGGTGAATCGGGGTTCGTTCGGCGCGCCTGCAGCCAGGGCGCCATTACTGTCGAAGTAGTCAGATGCCGTGGCGCGGGTCAACTCCACAACCTCCACAAATGTTTTATCTTGACGGTTAAAGTCTGCCATTAGTCTGCACCGTGGGCTGTTACTGAAAATGAAACGCTCATGTGATCACGCGGGCCGGTGTTGGACGGGATGATGGGCTTTTCAACCCACCCCATCAGCACTTCGTCTGCGTACTCTTCCGGGCGCCAGGCAATGAAAAATGGCGTTGTGATTGCGGCGTCCATGAAGGGTTTCAGTTCAGCCCGTACCCAATCGGCTTTCAGGTTTTTCCAGCTGTAATCTGTCGCGTAACCCCGGCGAACAACCGACCGCCCAAGCCACTGACCACCCTCTGATTTGCTGGGCTGTACTTCAACCTGCGGCGACAAGGTGCCAGGCGTGTGACCCTGGTAAATGCCGCGCTGCATGGCCAGTGCGCGGCCAAGGTACAGCAGCCCCACGTAAGCGCCACCGGTCGCGCCGGCCTGGTAATTACCGGCCTGATAGACCTGGTTGATAAAGTCCAGCGAGAGCGTTGATTCAACTGCCCAACCAAGAATTTCTATACGCCAGTATCTGGCCATTACCGGGGTAAACAGAAACATAGCAGCGCTTCGGCTATCAATGATCGCCTGCCTGCGCTCGGTGTAATCAATGCCGTTGGGGCTGGAGTACAAGATCACTTCACAACCGTTTAGCGAGTGAGCGCCGAAAGCCATGTAATCGACAGTTGCCTGGGTGCCGGCGTCGATGGTGATGGTGGCGGGGAGCACTGATGGCTTCCACAGCTCATAGGTAAACGCATTGCCCATGGCTGAGGCCTCAAAGCCTGCAGCGCTGGTGCTAGCCGTTACGCTTTGCTCGTTCAGAATCGTGTTATAGCCGATTCGGGCAAATTTTAGGGGTTGGCCTGACTCAATTGCTTTGTCGTCGTAATAATTTCTATCGTATAGAGCGCCCATCAGTTGGATTCCTCGCCGCGTACGTCGCCTTTGTTAATCCATTCGATTAGGTTTGCGCCTTTGGAGATTGCCTTGCCGGGGAGGCCGCCATAACCGCAAGTGACATTTCCGAAATCACTAGTGATTGATACAGCGGCACCGCCTCCCAGCCCAAGATTGCCGCCAGCGCCAGCTCTATGAATAAACGTATAGCGGTTACGGGATCTATCCTTCTCTCCAAACCCACCGCCACTCACGTCAGACCCTATGGCCGGCTCGGAGATGGATTGCACATCATTGGAATAGGGAAACCAAGCACTCCCGTTGCCGTATTTATTTTTGGACACATCACTTATATCTCGGCCAGCTCCTCCGCCGCCGCAAATCAACTCAATGTCCCCGTATCTTTGATGGCCAAGGCCCGCAACTGCACCGCCGCCGCCGCCGCCGGCTAGAATGCCTCCGTTAATAATTCTTATTTGGTGGCGTACCAAAATACCATCACCTCCATCGCCACCAGGCACACCCTTTCTTGGTCCTTTATACGGAGTCGGGGTACTTATCGCTAGTGCCCTTGTTATATGGGCGGAGCCGTTGCCGCCCGCGCCCAGAATCTTGGCGCCAGCCTCTACAGTCAGCGCCAGGTCGACTCCTTCAGGCCATGTGCCGGTATCGATCGCGGTTGATACGGGGTACTCGCGAACCTCGTAATCAGTAGGGCCTACGCCAGGGTATGGTTGCTGTGCCGTTATCCGTCTGTATGCGCCAATGCTTCTACGCTGCAAAATAGGAACAGTGCCGACGGCCCTTGATGAAATCGATGACCGGCCCGCATTATAAATAGCGTTCGGATCACCCTCTTGCAAAAATTCGCCATACGGGAGGTTCGCGCGGGTAGACGTGGATGAGCTGCCAATAACCACCCCTTCACGGACAATGAACGTAATCGTTTCATCGCCCGCGGGTGCGCCAAACAGCGCATCATGCAGTGTGCGAAGGTTGACGTTTAGAAGGTCGCTGGTGATGGGGATTATTCTGATCTTTGGGTCTTCAACGCCACCGCCTGGATCGCCAGCATCGTCATCACCGCCGATCAGCGCTGGTATAAACTCTTGTGCAGTGAATTGAAATTCGCTGCCAAGCGAAGATTCTTCTGCTTCAAATATCTGCAGGTTAACCGGTGACGGCAAGCCAAAACGGCTGACGCGCAGGCGGTTGGTTAAGCGAATGTAGTCGCCAAGCCACAGGTGACCATCCTTCGCGTCCACTTTGAACGTTATTTGCCGGGGTGCGTTGCCGTATCGGCTCAGTAAGCGGCGACCCAGGTCTTCCGCAGCCGATGCGTTGGTGGCGTCAATCCAGCGGCTGAAGATGGTTTTTACGCGGCGAAGGTTGTGTTTGTTCGGGCCTTCGGCTGATGGATCTGCGGTGATGGCGATGGTGGAGTAGTTGCTGCCCTGGTCAATCTTTTCGGTGGGGTTTAGCTGGCCGTAATACACCCATACTTGGGTGATAAGTTCATCGGCCAGGTCTTTCCAGCTTATTGAGTCGGCTATTAGGTGACGGTTATCGTCAAGCTCTGTTACTTCCTCTTCCTGGGCCAAGCGCACAGACCTCAGTACCACTTTACCCAACCGCTCATCCCACCAGATCGTGAAATACATCTGCTGACACATCTCGCTGATGAGCTTTGCCACGCCTTGAGGTTCGGTGATGATGGATGAGTAAAGGCGAGGCAAAAAGTCCAGCGCTTCTGCGCTCCACTGATTGGTGTCGAGATAGTCCGCCGGAACGCCTGCGTAGTTTCTCAGAAGGTCATAAAGGATGTCTTGTGGCTTTTCTGATGTGTACTGCAGGCAAAGCTGTGCGGTGTCATTTTCTTTGTGCTCTTTGTTTTCGGTGCCGTACTGCCCGCGTTGGATGGTGAGAGTATCTCCAGACCGCATAAAGCTGACCACTTCTTTGCCGATTCGGATGTAACCGCTGGCAGGGTATTCGGATTCGCCCACGCCCGAGGGCGAAAGCTGGGCCTGCGTGTCTGTTTTGGTTATGGCTGTTGCGAGTTTGCCGCCACTGGCTACTGGGGCTTGCGCTTTTTCGTCTTCAGCAAGGGTTAGCACATCCTTGCCTTTCATCGTTACGCGGCCACTGGCGTCGGGGCCTTCGAAGCCGGTAACGACAAAATCACGGCTGATCTCGTCAACAATGGCGCCGTTAACCAGATAGCCCGTGCGCAGGCGGATAGGGCGCTGCATGTAGTAAGGGTTGCGCGCCCGCCATTTTGTCCAGAATGTGCCGCGATCAATGGGTGTGTAATTGCGCAGAATGCGGTAAGGGTCAACCATCTTGTCGTTGTGGGGGTGATCTTGAAATGTGGCTGATATGCTCGCCCTCTGGCCTAGTGCGCTAGCATTGGAGTTGGCGCCGCCCGGATTGAGTTTTGCGGGGGTTACTTTCACGCCGGTTAGCGAGGGTATGTAGTAGCTGTCTGTCGGTCCCGGGCTGCGCTTATCGATGAATCGAAGAACTTTCACACCCTTGTCGTAGTTGGCCGGTGATTGGCAGGTGGAGCGAGTGTTAAAGCACTGGGTCTGGCCTTCTTGAAGTGCGGCTGTACAGGGCGCAACGCCGTAAGTCAGGTTGCAGAAATCTTGATCGAACTCCAGGACTTGAACCGGCTCGCGGCCAAAACGCTTATTTTCAGCCATTACTGTTGCACCTGCAAAATAGCACCGTCTTTCTGGGCTTGATTGATGGTTTCGATGAGCTGGCGACCGCTGAACATATCGCCGGGGTTGATGCCTTGCAGTGTCAGGGTTTGGCCTGTGATGGCCTGGCCGCGTACGGCCTCGCCCTGGTTGTTGATGTTCTGGGTGACGCTGCCGCCGCCGCCCGATCCGCCGCCACTTCCTCCGCCGCCGAACGACTGGGATCGTATGGCATTGATCTGGGCAAACGTGGCTGCGCCTGCTGCCGCGCCGTAGGCTGCGCCCAGAGGAGGCCCGCCGATTGACGCGCCCACTTTGTAAGCACCTACAATGGCCGCGTAGCCATCTACCAGGGCTCCCGCCAGCGCAGCGGCCTTGCCGATTTTAAAGAGCTTTTTGGAGCCTGTGTTCATCAGCGTGGACAGGTTGCCCATGGCGCTGCTCATTGCTTGCTGCTTTGCTCGGGCTTCTTGCTGGGCCAGCTGGGTGCGGGCGTCTGATCCTTCTTTTTCTATCGCTGTTAAGTCGGCTTTTTCGCGTTCTTTTAGCAGTCTTTTTGCTTCAGCGTAGCCGCCCTCAATTTCTAGGCTTGCTAGCTTTGCAGCCTCTAAATCTTCTCGGTCTTGCTTGTATTTCTCAAGCGTTAATTCGCGTTTCAGTCAGGTTTGCTTCGCGGATAACCTCCAGCTTTCGCGCCAACTCTTCGCGCTTGCGGTCGGCCTCTTCACCGCATTCTCCGGCGCCAGACCCTGTGCCGCTTCCGCCAGCTGTACCGCTGCCAAGATCTGGCTGGAGTAGATCGCCAATGCCGGCCATCTCTTCGGCGGCAGCAACGGCGTTTGCGCGGGATTCTGCAACGAACTGCTCAAACTTCATGCCCGGGAGTGGTGCCAGCAGGGTGTCTTTTATGTCCTGAATGCCGATTTCTTGCGCTAAACGCACGGTTTTCAGTTCGCTGGCAATGCCTTCGCCAAAACCGGACAAGCTCACGGCGTCAATATCAATGCCGGGGATTTTGTTCATGGCGTCGATCAGCTCGTTGATCGCCCGCACCGGGTTGTTAACGATGGCGTCAGCGGCTGAGAGCATCACGTCAACCACGCCCAAACCAAACAGAGCAATACCTTTGCCTGCAACTTCAAACGTGCGCTTAATGACCTCGATTGCGTCTACAATAAACGCGGCCGCCTTGATGCCCAGGTTAAAGCCATCACCAATGGCTTCGCCCATGTCTACGCCATCAGTTCCGGCTTCAACCATCATCCGACTTACGGCGTCCAGTATCGGCGCGAACTCAACAGCCATGCGCTGGGAGATGCCCTCAAACACCAGGCCAATGCGAGCAAAGGAGTCGTTTGCAGCCTCAACCTGTGCCGCATCCACTGCGCTCAGTGAAAGCCCAAGTGCGTCCACTTCTTTGCGGCCGGCGCGTATGGCATCGCCGCCTTGCAGCATTAAGTTGACCATTTCGCCGTTGCGTATGCCCATCTGGCGTAATTCGTCGCCAGCCTCCTGGGTAGACAGCCCCATCTCTTTCATGCGATCGGCAATAGTGGCCAGTCGCTGATCTACGTCCATGCCTGACAGACTCTCGACAGACAAGCCAAGGCGTTCGAATGACTCAAACGCCGATCCACTGCCGCGCTGAGCTTCACCTAGTCGTGAGTTGAGCTTTTCCATCGCCTTGCCTAGCACTTCCGTACCGACACCGGCATCAGAGCCTGCAATCTGCAAGCCGCGCAGGCCGTCAATGGTGCCGCCAAGCTGCCTTGCAAGTTTTGCTTGCGAGTCCACGGCCTCAAGGCCGCGCCGAGTTAGCTCAATACCGATAGCGGCGCCAGCGGCCGCAACCGCAACGCCCATGATCGCTACTTTCTTGCCAACCGCGGACGCCTCGTTACCAAACTTCTTCGCGGTGCCGCCTGCGCTGGCCATGCCTTGATTGAAATTAGTGGTGTCGCTGGATACGCGCACGGCCAAGCTGCCAATAGCCATGTTGGTTCCTTTTAATCGGGGGGGAATCCGGCCTTGACGCGGGCGCGGCGCAGTTCGTCTTTCATTTCCAGGGCTTCATCTTCGGTGATGCCGCCAGCCTGCCTTTTCTGATGCTTAATTTGTTCGGCCTTGGCGTCTGCAAACCAATAAAACTCGGTAGGGTGCATCGACCAGAACTCACGCGGGGACAAGCCCCAGCCGATGACAGCGGCCTGGTAAGCCGATTTTACGACCTGCCCGCGCTCGTCTTTTTTGACTTGGGGGCATCCTCGCCTTTTTCGGGTTCGGGCGCAGGGTCTGAGCGTATCGATTGTGGCAGCATCAGCTCCAGCAGGCTTGCCACGGCTTCGGAGATTGCGGCGAGGGTTTGGCCGTCTGCCCACATGCCTTTGTACACTTCCGCCGCGCTCACCCGGCAGCCCGCATAGCGCAGAACAACCGAATAGGCCGCTGACAGTTTGGCTAATGGGATTTTGCCAGAAGACCGGCCCCGCTCAAGCTCCATAAAGGTTAGGTGGTCTTCCACTGCGGCGAGCACGCGCATTATGTGGTCATCGCCCCGTATCGTGTAGGGTACGCCCTCCCACGACAGCTCAATGTCATCAAAGATTGCCATGGTTGAGCCTTATGGTGCGGTGTAAGTGACTTCGCCGGATGCGCGCATCTCGAAAGAGTAGGTGCTGACATCGTTGTAGGTGTCCTCCAACGCGAAGGATGAAAGCCCAAAGCTCCCAGAGACAATTCCACCATCAGGGTAGGTCAGGGTATATGTTTCGTTGCCGTTGGCCACGTTCAGCGCTTCGCCTAAAATGGAATGATCTGCAATGACGCCCTCCACCGAGATTGAAACGTCGATCTGGCCAGGTTCGTCAAGATGGGTGGCCCATGCGCCAGAGTCGTCATCAGATGAATCGACCAGTTCACGGTTGATGCTTAACGATTTGGTGCGCACGTTGGCAATTGGGGTGTTGTCTTTTTTTCAGAATGACCTTGCGGCCGAGATACTTAGCCATGATTTATGCCTCGTCGTTTAAAATTGATAACCATGCCACCAGGAATATCCATGCGGGCACGTATCGTTTCCAGAGTTATGCCGCCGTCGCGACTGCACACCAGTTCATTACCTTCAGGGGTTACTGCAAGCGCTATCACTTCCACGCCGTCCTCGGTTAAACGGAACGCTTCAACCGAATCAATGACCACGCCCATTGCGTCTATGACGACAAGGCCATGCCCGTCCTGCTCCATATCAATCCATTCAGTTCCCATAGCCAATCTCGTCAATCAGAACGCGAAAAGACGACACGCCGTGGTATGTGTGGCCGTCAGGGTCAAGGGTCACTGGCTGCTCCTGGTCAAAGTCACAGCCTATAAACTCATGGTCAGGGACTTTCAGACTGGCCCTGTGCAGCGCACGGTAGATTGCAGCCTGTATGCGCTTGGTTTCGCGCTTGCCGTCGTACCGGCTCCAGACATCAATGGTCACGTTAATGTCACCACCAGAGGATGTATCGGTGGACATATCAAGAATGGAATCGCTGCCGATTACGATGTAAGGGAAAACAGAGTCGTTGCCGGAGTCGCCAGCCTGGATAACATCATCGTAGACGGCGGGAAACAAGGAAGCCGCGCCGCGGACGACATACTGGCGCGAAACAAAGTCCAGCTCTAAAAACGGGGGTATGTCCGGTGAATTGACGCGCTTTGCCAATATAGCTGCCAGCTCATAGCTGGAACAAAGCGCGATGTGCACAGCGATTTGTACGGCGTTTGCCAC